GTCCAACATTCTCGCCGTAAGTTCCATAGGAAACAGTTCCGCGACGAGATCGACCATCAGGCGATCAGATGCAGAAGAAAGATCTAGCGTGGCGTAATAGCCATGTTTCGACGATTCCTTCGCAATCTGAGCATTCACCTTCTGATCACGTATATCTATGTTGCAGATAGGAGAAAGGCGGAAAGCCTCTTCTAGCTGCATGCCGTAACCTTGCTGTAAGTACTGCAAGGTTGTCGGTTCGGCACAGATAATACGGCACTTCGTCCTACTTTTAGGAACAAAGTGTAGGGCCGAAATACGACCCGTTGGAACGGTGGTGGAATCCGGGTCAATATAACCGGATTTGAGGTGCCTACGGAGATAGTCGTGATCAAGGACACTATACTTGCGTCCATTGAAGCCACGAGGTACTCCTACCTCAGCGACTGCTCCCGGCCCATGTCTGCCATGATTCGGATAGGTAAAGTGTTCTAGAACGCTAAAGACAAGATCTCTAGCAATTCTTAGAGTTTCACCATCTAACCGGCAGATCGCGCGATCGTCTTCGTAAAAACGATCACAGGCGGCTGTCTGCATTTCCTCGGTAATGACGTCCCCATCAATTTTGGAGAATATCGTTGCCAACTGGTATGCACACTTAGCCACCACAGGGTCCGGGTCTAAAGTGAATCGTGGCGAGTCACCGTCACACAGTTGTCTCATAAGAGACGAAAAGAGTGTAACTTTGTCAACGCGTTCCTTTCGGAACGAATCTAGGAGACTAGCATGGAAACGATCAAGGTGCGCATAAACTGGCGCATTGATAGCTCCGCACGCATTACCACGGATAAAGGACCTTTCCCCAACGACAATTGGCGTTGTGGAGTCCTTCCTCGTTCGCGGCCCTCTATCTTTGTTGTTAATCTTTCCCAACAAAAGAGTCGAGAGATCGCCCGCAAGAGACACTTTAGTGATCCTCTCAACGTCGGCACAGAGGCCTTGCAAAACCTCATTCTGCAGCATAGTAGTTTCCTCGCTGCGTGCCGTGACGGTTCATGGGAGGCTCTTTCAAGCTGTTTCCCACAATACGTGCCAACAGACGCCCGCGCCACATTTGGCGCAGACTACTACTATGAGGTTGTTTTCAATGGCATTGACGTTATCACGGTCAACGGCATTGGAAAACTCTCACTCGTAGATCTCACCGCTAGCCTCTGTTTAAGGCCAGATAACCAGTACGGCATCTTCTACTAAAAGAAGACGTTAAGGTCAGTAAACCCGACCTTGTGAAAATACATCACGTTCCGCGTCTGTGTCAAGCATTGTACCAACAATACCGGTACAAAAACCTTTCACTTTCTTGCGGACGGTTGCTAGTACAGACTGTACAGCAATAGGTACTTTCATCGTAAGGTTAAACACGGTAGGAGACGCGTCAGAGGAATCCTTAGACGACCAGTAAATATTAATCTGATCGACAGGAACCAAAACCGCTCCTTCCTTGACGGGAGATGGGGTTGTACGCCTGATCTTTAAGATCTCGGTATTCCCCAGGGCCTTAGCGGTCGAATTCAGCCACACCGATTGTTCAGGTGAGACGGAAATTCGATCGTAAGTCTGGTTAACCGGCGCGGCACTACCATCAGGCAGCGTCAGGGTGTCAGTCCAACCTGGCATTGATTGTTTCTCCTTGTATGTCAACAGTCTCACGACTGCGTAAAACCGGATGATGTCCGGCGGCATGTTCATGGGGCACGTTTTACAATTTGCTTAACGTGCGTGCTTGAATTTGCGAACAATCGCTCCCCAAGTACTGTCCCATGCTTGCACAATCCGGCCGGTAGAACCGGTCTGACTGTCAGCCAAAGCAAAAAGAATATTCTTTTGCTCTTTGGAAAGGCCGTCTTCATCTAGTGAGACAAAGGAGTCCGGCTTGAACCCCTCTGTATCCCTATCGTAAGTGATGCATAATACATCACCTACCTCCACTTCCCCCGAATCTGTTTCACCACTCCAGCGAACGATAAGCTTGTAGAAGCGTCTCGTCCGTCTCGAGAAAATGACATTCCCGACTCCAAGGAACCCTTTTGCTGCTTGTACTTCAAAAGCAGCCCAAAAGTTACTGGAATTGACGAAAAAGTCAACTACCCACGAGAACTTTAGAGCGTTCCATACGATTTTGGGAGAGTTGTTCAGCCCGAGCTGGTCTGCAGTTGCATCCCAGATGTTCAAGGAGTTGAGGTTGAGTTTGTTACTCACCGATGCTCCTGCGAAAAATC